TCACTTCTTCTTGGCGCCCTTGCTGGTGGTCTTGGTGACGGCGATGCCCGGGTAGCGGCGTGCGACCCGGGTGCGGACCTGCTTCTGCTGTGCGGGTGTGCCGTTCTGCGCGACGCGGCCGAGTGCGTTGCGGGCGTGTGCGGCGTCGTCGATCCGGTACTTCTTGTCCTGGGGCAGGGCGAAGTCGGCGGCCGGCATCTGCGCGCGGCCGGTTTTCGTGTTCCGCTTCTGGTCGGTTTTCGCCGAGAGCTTCGATTTCCCGGTCGGCGCCGGGCTCTTCCGTGCTGTCGATCCGGACGACTTCGAACCGGAGCTCTTCCCGCTGGCCGTGCTCATTGACGCGCCTGTGTTCCCGGTCAGCCGCCGATCCGCTGACGTGCCCCTGCTCGGCTTGCCACCCATCACGATCCCTTCCTCGGGTCCCGGAACTGGCTGCGGTCCAGTTCGCCGTTCGGCCCCCATTGCACGGACGCGAAGTCGGGCATGTACCGCAGCGGGAAGCACTGGTCCTCGGGCACGTCACCGGGGACTTCGCGGGCCTGGACGCCGGGCACCAGGAATTCGGCCTGTTCCGCGGACGGGTGGGTGATGATCCGGCCCTGGTAGGTCAGGAAATCCCTGGTCGTGACGGGCTCGTACAGCCCGTACCGGCTCACCGCTGCACCCACTTCAGCTGCAGGTCCAGCCGGAAATGCGCGTAGTTCCCCTGGTCCCCGTACGCCCGTCGGGGGGTGCCGAGCGTCCACGCGCCGGTAACCCGGGCGGCCGGGTAACCGGCGGGCAGGGTGACGTCTTTCGCGGGGACGTCGCGGTCGCGGGCGGCCCACCAGATCGCGGACGCCAGGTTGTTGGCCTGCGCCCACGGTGGCCGCGCGGAACCGAGCTGGTAGGCGTAGACGTCGAGGAGGACCACCGGGCCGTTGAGCGGATAATCCGGCTGGTCGCCGCCGGCTGTGGCCATAGCGGTGACGAACCCCTGCTTGTCCGCCCACGCCTGCGGTTCGGGCAGGGTCGCGCCAACCATGTCCGCGGTGATCCCCGGCACCGTGGCCAACCACGCTTGGGCGACGAGATCGGTGTTCGCGTACAACGTCGGCGCGGTCACGACACGCCACCGATAGGTCGATGGGCCGCCAGCACCCCGGTGTGCTGACTGCGGGGTGCGGGCAGACCACCGTGGTGCCCGGCCACGGCGCCGGCAGCGGCGGCGTCGAGGTGCGGGCACGCCTGGTGCCCTGTGCCGGGGGCGGTCACAGTGCACGCTCCCGGTACAGGGCTGGCTTCATGTAGGGCTGCGGCTCGACGAACCGGCCGGTGCGGACCTTCCGCCCGGCCGCGTCGACGTAGACGATCTCGTGGCCTTCCTCGACGTACACCGAATAGTCCAGGTCGCGGCTGCCCACGCGGGTGATGGTGTCGTCGATGCGGCCTTCGTCCAGGGACTCCAACAACGCACCGGTGTCGACCGGGCAACCGGCCCGCATGTCGACCAGGACGTCCTTGGACACCTGGTCCTGCTTGTCGCGTTCGATGCCCATCACGTGGTCGTGCCAGCCGGGTTCAGCGACGAATTGGGCCATGGCCGCTCACCCGCCCAACTCGCCGAAGTCGAGCCGCTTCAGGTCGATGTTCAGGTCGGACGTCCACGCCCACCCACCGCCCTGGCTGGCCGAACTGACCTGGAATGTGCGGCCGCCGGGGCCGTCCTCGACGACGACGTCGTTGGTGCGCAGGTCGATGTCGGACTGGCAGGAGCATTCGTAGAGCCGTACGACCTGCCAGGTTTGGGTGGCGGGGTCCTTGACGGTGTGGCGGCTCTCCTGGATGGACACCAGCACTCCGGTCGCGACGATGTGCCCGTCGTCGATCGCGGAGATCTGGTCGCCGTAGGCGTTTGTCGCGGTGCCGCGGTAGATGGTCGCGGTGCCGGTCGCGAGGGAGTACACGGCTCACCACCGGCCCATGGGGGTCCACGACTCGTAGAAGTCGTTCGCGGCGCTGTCGGGGTTGGGGCTGAGCGGGGACATGCCGTCCTGGAACGGGGAGCGGACGTGCAGGGACCGGGTGCGCAGCCAGGACACGCGGCGCAGCGCCATTTTCGCCATCGGCGCGAGGATCATCGAGAGTTCCTTCACGCCGATCGACCTGCGGCCTTCGGTGATGGCGTTGACGTCCAGGCGGGTGAAGAAGTCGGGTTGCCCGGTGATCCACACGGCTTCGAACGCCACGGCGCGTTTCATCCACTCGATGTCCCGGGTGCCGGTCCGGGGTGCGGCGAGGGTGTAGATCCGGGCGGACAGGATCTCGATGATCGTGTTCGCGACGATCACCAGACTGTTGGTGACCTCCTGGTCGAGGAGGTTCAGGACGTCAGCTGGTGTCGCCCACGTCGTCTGTGTCGGGGTCGTCACGGCGGCCACCTCCCGCCCTGGCCTGGTGAATGACGGTCGGGGCCGTGGTGTCCTGCGGGTGGGTGTCGATCGATGCGGGGATGACGGCGACCTCGTAGGTGAGGTCCGTCCACTGCGACCGGCGGGTCCCGGTGTCGTTGAGGGCCTGGTCGTGTTCGTCGACGTCGACGAGGTAGATGTCGCCGCGGGCGTGCAGGCCGCGTTGCATCGCCTCTTGGACCAGGCCTACGGCGTTGGCCTGGTGGATGGGGTCGTTGTCGGTGGGTACGAGGCGGCCGACGCGGTAGGTCTTGACGAGGCGGCCGGGGGTGTCGCCGTCGGCGGATCGTTGGGCGATTTCTCGGTCGCGGCCGTCCGGCGTGCCGTCGGTGGCGGGGAACTGGTGTGTGCGAGGCTCGACGGGCAGGTCGCGGTCGTTACCTGACAAATCCAGGTCATTATCCGTCGTGATTTCAGTGGTCGTTGAAATTGTCTCTGTCGACGGCTTCCGCGCCCGACTCCGCGTACCCCGCGTCGTCCCCGGCTTGGTCTCCGCCATCACACTTCCGCCTTCCACACGTTCACGTGGCCTCGAACAACAGGGGAGGGTGGCGGCGGGCGCACGACCACCACGTGCGCCCGCCGCGATCGCGGGTCAGCTCCCGGAGGTGTCCTCGAAGACGCTGAAGGCGTTCTCGTGGCCGGGCGCGAACGCCCGGCGGGAACGCATCTTGAGGATCGACTCGTCCGTCAGCGCCGCGAGTCCGCCGCGGCCGTCAATGAACACCGACTCGGGGCCCGACCGGACGCCCAGCAGCAGGAACATCTTGTTGCAGACGATGAACAGCGGGTTCCCGCCCGGAGTCGCCGTCGGGGCGGCCGATGTGCGCGCACCCAGCGCCCAGTGGATGGGGTAGCCGAACACGCGGTCCGGGGTTGCGCCCTGGCCACCGCCGGGGAACCCGCCGGTGCCTTCCTGGAAGATCGGGCGCTGGTTGGTGTCCTTGATGCCGCGCAGCTTCCGCTTGTACCGGGGGTGCGCGATGACGAGCGAGTCACCTTCGTCCCAGTAGTCGCCCTCTTCGACCTTGCCGACAGCCGTGTTGAGGCCGTCGTAGGAGGTGCCGCCGGAGCCGGACTGGGTGATGTTCGCGTTGGCCGAGTACCCGGTTTCGGCGTCGGCCTGGGTGAGGATGTAGTACAGCGAGTCGAACGCACACCCGGTGGTGCCCTTCGCGGCGGTGACCGCGAGACACGCGTTGTCCAGGCCCTTCGCGTAGGCGGTGGCCCAGTCGGTCATCTTGGTGTTGATGATGTCCGCGAGGGAGTCGTCGATGTCCTCTTCGGCGACTCTCACCGCCTTGCCGAACTTCTGCACCCGTAGCACGACGTCGTCGTTGGTGTTGGTGTCCTCGCCGTACGTGCCGCCCTTGGCGACGATGTCGACACCGACACCACCCGACCGGGGCGTGGACCGGGTCTGGGTCTGCATCGCGACCCGCTGGCCGTAGGCCTCGACAGCCGAGTTCTGCCGCACCTTCGTGATCACGTCGGAGGCGAATTCCTCCGGGATCCAGGCGTCGAAGTTGTCGCGCGCGCCACCACCGACCGCGCGAATCGGCCGGCCGTCCGGCGTGAAACCGATGATGTCGCCCGCGTCGACGTCCTCGACGCGCGGATCGAACAGGGTGCGAGAACGCAGGATCGCGGACACGGCGATGCGCCTTCCGAGGATGGGAACTGGGGACTTGCGTCCGCGTCCCATCCGGGGCGCCGGGCGGAAAACACGACCTCGACCTAGATCGAGGGTTGTGCCCATCCGGGCGAATCACCGGGGACCAGCAGCCCATCCGGGCGCCGATCCCAACACCAAGGACCGTAAAACACGGCTCTGCCACGAGCCGGACCAGCAGGATTAGCGAAAAATCCAGTTGGGTGGGTCGTACTCGTACCCCTCGACAGCGGCGGGCAACGTCGGCCAGGAACGGCCGGCTGTAGAAGTCCGCCACCGCCGGCGGCAGGTCTGGTCGGCGAGGTCGGTCAAGCTGCGCACGGCGTCCTTCCATGTCCCGTGCTCGGTCTTGTCCGGCCGACAGCGGAATCCCACCGGCGGCCGGGTCACCACCCTCTGCCCGTCGGAGCGCCGCGACTGGGCTTGGCGCGCATCAGACCGACCCGTTGAGCTTGGACTGCATGTCGGCGGCCAGTTCGCCGTAGATGTAGGCGAAGTCCTCCTCGTGCTCGTGCGCCTTGCCGCGCCCCGCACCGAGGTTGATGGTGTGCGCCACCGCGATCCGGTAGATCGTGGCTGCTGCGTGGACGAGCTCGTGCGCGACGATCTCGGTGAACGACAGTTCGTTGCCCTCGGCATCCATACTGAGCGCGTCGGGCTCGACAAGTCGCAGCGTGCCGGCGTACCCCGTTGCTCGGATGGCGGATCGCGCCCGTCTCCGCGTTCCGTACGTAGCTGGTCGGATGGAAGCAGCCATAGCACTGGTCCCAGCGCGCCGGGCCTTCCGGATGCGGCCGCAGCGCGTGTGCTGCGGCGCGCAGTGCCGGCACGTCGAGATACAGCCGTACTCGGACCCAGCGGCGCGGGCCGACACAGTTCGTGGAAATCGCGAACGACCGCATCGTGGGACTACCGGTCGCAGTTGTCGGGCCAGTGCCACGTGCCACCGAGCAGCCGCGTCTCGTCGTGCGGGCACTCGTGCATGAACACGCCTGTGGGGTTGTTGACGTGCAGCGCGGCGATCTCGGCGTCCCAGACCTGGCTCAACGTCCGTGCCAGCGGGTGCCCCAACCGTTCCTCTTCCGCCGCAGTGTCGCTGTCGGCCGGTGCGACACGCTGGTCGGTGATGGTGCGCCAGCCGCCGACCTGGGTGACAGACGCGGCCCGGCACGTCGAGGGGTACTCGCCTGCCGGGGTGCCGTAGGCGACGTAATGCACGGGGGAGTGCAGGCGCAACTGCGGCGCGCGGGGCTCGGACTGGTCGGCGTGCATGGTGGTCTCCCTGGATGGTGGTGGGTCGAGGTCGTCCAGCCACGCCCGTACCCGGTCCCGCCACCAGTCGATGTGCTGGTCAGAGATCCAGTACGTGCGGTGGCATGGCTCCCCGGGGTGGCCCTGTTCGCCGTTGGCGATCGCGCCGAGCAGTTCGCGGGCCAGGGCGCGGGCGTCGTGGGTGCGGCGCCGTTCGAGGTTCAGCGCGTCGTGCAGGTGGGTCATGCGCGGAGCGGCCACGCCCACGTGCCGGGCTCGGTTCCCTCGATGCGGGAGGTGGCCCAGTAGGCGCAGTTCCCGTCGAGCTTGACCTGCAGGTTCGCGGTGTTGGCCGACGAGGCGACGCCGAACACGGCGACGACGTCAGCGGGGAACTTCTGGCCGGCACGTACCGGGTTGCGGCGCACGGTGGGATCGCCGATGGGGTACTGCTCGCCGATCTCGGCGACATCGCCCTCGGTGAGGGTGTAGTGCACGACACGACCGATGCTGACCTGCGTCATCCATCTCTCCTATCGAAATCGGGTGAACTGTTGCGGAAGTCGATCCGGTCTGACACGACGAGATCGACGACCCTGCGGGCTGCTCCGAACTCGCGGCGTGTCACAGCGAACTGCTGCCACGGGTAGGTGATCATCTGCTTCCATTCGGCCTCCAAGGTCACCTTGGCGGTGTCCACCACGGTCAACCTCGGTGGCCGGCGGGTGGCCAGCCAACGCAGCCACCACGTTCCGGCGTGCTGCTGCTTGAACATCTGCCACGTCGACGCTGGCTGGGAGATCGGCACCTCGACGGTCCGGTGCACGACGTGAGGCGGCAGTTTCGTGCTGAGCACGTATGCCTTCAGCTTGACCAGGATGTCGTTGGTGAGGAAGGACATGAAGCTGCTACCGGCGGTCAGCTCGATGTCGACCACGCCTGCCGGTATGGCCCCGACGTCGGTGATCTTCTGCCACTCCACCAGCAGTGATTCCTGGAGAGCGGCGACCGGGTCGCGGTCGACCATCAGGACCGGCCGAGAATCCGAGCGGCGTGCTTCTCACCAGTCGTCTTCGGCACCGGCCGTTCGTTCTTCTTGTCCGCACCCGCGATCCGGCCGGCCCGCCGACGCGGCCGTTCCTCCCGGTCACCCTGGTCGACTGCGGGTTCGGTGAACAGTTCGGGGAAGTCCTCGACGAAGTCCGCGATCTGGTCGTCGAGGCCATCGACCTCACCGGTTTCGGGGTCGACCTCGATCTCCTCCATGTCGAGCCGTTTGATCATCTTGTTGAGGCGGCCATCAGTCGGGTTCTGAAAATGCGCCGCCAACAGGGCCGCCTTCGCCGCCGAGCGCACTGCGACTGGCTTCAGTTTCGCCATCGCGCGCTCCTCGGCGTCCTCGGCGCGCTTCGCGGCGTCGAGGTCGTCCTGGTCGCCCGTCTTCGCTGCGGTGGCGGCGGCCTCGCGCTTCGCCTTGCGTGCTGCCTGCGCGGACTGCCGGTGTTTCTTGGCTTCCTCGTTGGCGGCTTTCAGGCTGGTCTGGACCTTTTCCCATTCCTCTTTCGAGGGGGGTTTCCACTCGTCGGCGTCCTTGCTGTCGGCGTCGTCGGAGTCCTCCTCGTCGTCGCCGTCGTCATCGTCTGCGTCGTCGCCCTTCCCGCCAGCGCCCGCGCGGCCGGCTTTCTTGCCGCCTTCGAGGTCCATACCGGTGTCGCCGTCGTCATCATCATCGTCGGCCGCGCCCCACACCGGCCAGACGGGCACGCCGTCGACCAAGCCGATCGCGGTGAACCCGGTGACCGGGTGAACGGGCAGTTCGGTGGTGGTCATGGTGGTCGTCCCTTTCACTTCGAGGCAGTTGAGGAAGGCGTTGTGGCCGCCCGGGGCGGCGGGTCGAACCGGCCGTGGACCAACGCGCGGCGGGCACGCTGCTGGACCGACACGGGCAGCCGGCTGCCACGGGCGAGGGCCTTGCGGGCGGCGTAGAGGCGTATGGAGACGCGTTCGCTGGGCAACGCCCAGCCGGACAGCACGGACCGTTCCGCTTCGCGGCGGAGCGCTGCTGGGAGGTCGGGGCCGGTGTAGCCGGGTACGGAGCCACGCCAGATTTCGGCGCGGCAGCGGCACCAGGGGTGTCGGGGGGGTTGGAGCAGCGCGCCGGGCGGGTAGACGCCGGGGGCGTGGTGGCCGTAGGTGGCGGTCGCGTCGAACTCCTGGTCCACGGACACGGTGCCGGACAGCGCGAGGCAGACCACGCACGCATTCCGTTCGGCGACCCACACCCGTTCGAACCCCAACTTCACCGCGGTGTCCCGGGCTCCCTGGTTCGCCGCGGCGTTCACCGCCCACGCCGCGATCCGCTCGCCACCGGTCGCGGCCTGCGTAGCCCTGGCCACCACGTCGGCGACTTCGGTCCACCGGCCGGTCTCCCCCAGCCGGTACGCCTGCCGGGCGGCGTCGGCGATGTGGGCGCGCATGACCTGCTCGATACGCTGGATCTCCCTGCGGACCACCGGGTCGACCGGGAGCCAGCCGAGGTCGACGTGCCGGGTCAGGTCGTCGACCTCGTCGGACAACTCGACCCCGGGGAATGCGTCCAGGGCGCGGACTTCGTCGAGGGTGTGCCGCCACCCGGTGTCCACCGCCCGTTGCACGACCTGTCCGACCTTGTCCTGGACGTCGCCGACGTCGAGGTCGTCCAGTTCGCCAAGGACCACCGCGGTGACAGCGGCCATTTGCAGCGGGTCCGCTGGGACGTGCAGGCCACCGGTGGTGCGGACCCACGCGGCCATCGCCGTGCGCATCAGGCGTTGCAGGCGTTTCCGGAACGGCGTGAACGCTGTCTTCGCGGCCTGCTCGAGGGCGAGGATCTCGGCGGCGCGTACGGTGAGGACCTCCCAGCCGGGTGGCGTGGCAGGCGGTTGCGGCGGGGTGTCCGGTGTGGCCGGGGCGGTGGTGGTGGCCATCAGCGGGCTACGTGGTTTCGCTGAGGTGCACGTCGTCCGCCAGGGACGGGGCGTTCCCGGCGCCTACGGAGGGCGGTTCCCAGGCGGGGGAGCCGTCAGTCTCACCAGCGGTGTTGATGCCGACCTCGCCGAGGAAGGCGATGATGACGCTGCGGATCTCCTCCTCGGAGAACATCCCGGTCGCCGCAGCCGCACTGAAGGCCTGCAGGGCGGCGGCGATCTTGACCAGTTGGGCGACGCGCTGCTCAGGGTCGTCACCGGGGTCGTCACCGAACCACTCGTCGACCTGCGCCTGCGTGTAGCCGGCCTCGATGAACGCCTCTTTCACGGGCATCCCGTTGGCGATCTTTTGGGCGACGACCTGCCACCCCTCAAGGTCGTCGACGATGGCCGCGGACTTCCACTGGACCTGGACCTTGACGTCCTCGAACTGGCCGGGCAGGTCCGGGTTGTTCGGGTCCCGGCCGGCGATCACCAGGACGAACTGGGTGATCTGCCGCCACGTCGCACCGAACGACCGCATGATCGACTCGACGTTTTTCACGAACGGCCCGTCCTCCCGGCGGCGGGCCTCACCGGAGGGCGGGTTCCCGTCCGGGTCCATCAACCAGATCGGTGTCTCGGAGATCTGCGCCCCACCCCGCAGGTACAGCTGGATGGGCTTGAGGAACACGTCGGGGTTGGCTTCGGCGAACTGGCCGACGGCTTTGATCCTTTGCAACCACCACATCGACCCCGGCTCACCCGACAGTTGCGACTGGGCGTCGGACGACCGGGACGTGGCACCGGTTTCCTCGCTGAACGCAAACTCGTCCTCGTCGGAGTCGGCGGCCTCACTGGAGTCGGCGTCGTCGCTGCCGATCGCGTACCGCTGGGGGAGGGACTGGTAGTCGACACCGGACATGTGCGAGACGATCAGCTTGTGGATCGCGGCCTGTGCGCCGTAAAAGTCCTTGTGCACGGGCCGCCCGTAGGGCCGGCGGGTGCGGAAGTGGAACACGGGGATCTGCCCGAACGGGTTGTCGATCACCGCGTCCTGGTCGTCACCGGTGAACGGCTCCAGTTGTTTCGCGTTGGGGCTGCGGATGCCTTTCTTCGCGATGTACCGCTCGATCCGGTCCGGGTAGTACAGGTCGACACGGACCTGGTCGACGTTGGACAGGTGCCACCGTTTCACCGCGAACGCCTTCTGTCGTGGCCGCTCGGGGTCGTAGAACACCCGCACCGACATCGGGGAGTTGTAGAAGACGTCCACGTTGACGAGGCCATCGCCGTCGGTGTCGACCAACGCCGGGTAGTTCTCACCCTCGAACGTGTCGGCGCTGGTGGCCCGGTAGTCGTCGTCATCATCCGCCGAGCAGGGCCACACGATCACATAGGCGTCGCCGTACTCGCAGGCCTTCTCGTGGATGTCGGGGGCCTCGATGTCCAGGTCGTTGTCCTCCCACACGTCCTGGATGACCCTGTTCGCTTCGTCGTTGTCGCTGGTGATCGCGGAGATCTCCAAACGGTCCGCGACCGCCCGCACCGGGCACCGAGCGAAGTTCAAGCGGAAGTTCGCACCGGTCCGGGCCATCGCCCGCCGCACCCGGATCGACGCGAAAAACTCGCCGTACGTGCCCTCGAAGTACTCCTCAGCTGTCTGATACCCCGGGTACGACGCCGCCAACTCATCCAACGCCGCCTGCAGGTCCGACTCCGGCGGCCCACCCTGCGCGTCCTCGGCGTACAGCAGTGCCGCGGTCGTCTGGGGTGTGCCGGCGGCCATGTCGATCGTCAACGCGTGACACCTCCCAGGGGTATGACCCGACGTGGCGGACCGTAACCGCGTGGTCCGCCACGAGCCTGGGCCTGCCGGAACCCGGCGTTACGGTGGCCGCCACGACCCGACCACCTGCACCACCGAGAGGCCCCGATGAAGCTCCGCTTCAACCCCACCACCGGCCGGTTCGCCGAACGGCTACCCGCCGACGTCGACGTGCACGACGGGAAGTGTTGGTTCACCTACCGGTGGGACGAGGGCGCTGGCCTGACCGTCGAACTGCTCGCTGACGAGGACGTAGCCGACTGGCCGGAAGCCACCCTTACCCCGAAACCAACCGACCCGGAGTTCGCGTACGCGCTCGCCTGCGGCAGTTGCCCGACGCATCCCATGACCACCGACGTCGACGAACGGGAACGCCTCGCGACCGCCCACGAGGACCTGGACTGCGCCGCGGACACGAGCCGCTATGCGGTGAAGGTGCGGCATCCCAACCTCGACCCGGAAGTGTCAGCAGTGGACGCCATCGCACCGGGCTCGGAGGTGACGTTCTGGGGGTCCACCACGGGCGAGGTCGCGCACCTGGTCGACGCTGTTGTCATTGAGGCGGATCCGGGTCATGTGACCAGCGACGGTGAGACGGTGGCCGGCTACGACGTCAGCGTGCAGGGCAGGACGTTGTTCGTGCCGGACACGGCGCTGGCCGCATTCAAGCCGAGCGCCTGAGGGTCAATCCTCGTCGAGGTCGATGCCGGGCATCGTGATCCGCAAGCCCATCTTCTTCCGCCGGCCCAGGAAGATGTCCGTGCCGGTGCCGACGGCGTCAACCAGGTCGTCGTGTGCCGCATTCGGGAACCCCACGAGCTGTTCCTCAAGGGCCGGGATCGGCTTCTCGTGCACCACGAACGGCAGATCCGCGTACGGCGACGCCGGCCCCGGTTCAGCAGCTGCGTCCGCTGGCGGACGTGCGGCACCCGGCCGGCGGCGGATGGACGGTTTCGTCTGGTAGTAGTTCAACAACCTTGCGGCGCGGACTTCCTTGGGTTCGTGTTGGTGGACCGTCTTCACGGGGACCGGCATGTCGGTCAGCACGCTGGCTTTCCAGGTGTCGCCGCCCTGGTTGTCCTCCACGACGATCCCACGGGTCTCCGGGAACAACGCCAGGATGGCCAGCATCCGCTGCCGTAGCGGCTCGCCGGGTTGGATGCGGATCGCCCACGCCGCGCGGACGACGACCCGCTGGTGGTGCGCGGAGTAGGCGACAACGGCGATGGCGGTGTAGTCGGAGGTGCCTTTGCTGGTGACGGCGGGGTCGACGGAGATCAGTTGGTGGGTCAGGGCCGGCAACTCGTGGTGGACGATGTCCTCTTCGTTCCAATAGACACCGTCCCTCGCCATGGGGTCGTTCGCGTAGTTCTTCTTGTACGACCGGGTATGCGCGATCGACAGCAGCCACTTTAGGGACCACTTCGCCGGCCACAACGACCGCTGCTCACCCGTCTCGTCGTCGGTGAGGATCGCGGGGTAGTAGTGGACCCGCCAGTTTTCGTCGGCGATCCAGTCCGGTGCGTCCTCCCCGGGTTTGGTGATCGTTTTGACCAGGTCGTGCACGATGCTGCCGGGCATCGTCACCGTCCCGACCAGCACGACCCGCGCGAACACCGACAACGGCAGGATCGCGTCGAGCAGCGTCGAGAGCCTTTTCTGCTTCTGGTACGGGCTGTAGTTCGACTCGTCGGGCTCGATGTCGTCCAGGACCAACAGATCCGGACGTCTGCGGCCGACCTTCATGCCCAGCGACGACGAGTCGATCCCCTTGGCGGCGAAGATGAATCCCGACGCGGCCATGTACATGCCCTGCCGGTTCGCGACGGCACCGCCGCTGCGGGTCCTCTTCGGCGTGCACAGCTCGGGGAAGTCCTCACGGAGGCGTTCGTTGTTCTCCAGTTCCAGCTTGAACGAGGCCAGGTGTAGTTCGGCCTGGCTGCCGCTGTCCGCGAACGCGCCGATGAACCCCCGATGGTTGTGGGCGGCTGCCCACAACGGCAGGATCAGGAAGAACCACGTGCTCTTACCCACCGACCGCGGCCCCACGTAGCAGTCCCGGTTCGCCGCCGGCTCCGTGTCCGGTCGCGCCCACTGCAACGCTTCCTCGGCCACCGACAGGTGGAACTCGGAGAACGTGACCCGCTCACCGGTCTCCGCGCCCCGCAAATGGTGCGGCAGGTACGTGAGCGCGAACAGCAACGGATCCAGCCGCGTCAGCAGCCGCCGGCACTCGCCGATCAGGAACATGCGCGGGTCGAACCCACGCAGATAACCGTCCAGGTCGAACAGGCCGGCCTGCTCCCCGTAGAGCGGGCCGGCCTGCGCCGAGTCCTGGACAGCCGTCACCGGGCTACCCCGACGACGTCGCCGTGCCGGCCGCCGACGTGGGCAGCGGGATGAGGATCGGCCCGTTGTGGCGGTTCTCCCACAGCGGCCAGTTCGCCTCGATATCGGCCTCACGCTCGGCGACTGTTTTCCCGTCCGACGATGGCGGATCCAGGATGTCGGTCGTCAACCCGAGATCGCCTGGCAGGCACGGGAAGCCCTTGTGTGGGCCAGTCAATCCGGCCCGGATGCATCGGATTGCCCACGTGCCGTCATCGAGGCCGTAGCGGTCCCCGAACGCCGGGTCCCACCCGCCGACGGTGTCCAGCACTGTCCGGTGCATGGCCACGAGGACGCAGCCCATGTTCGGCCGCCACCCCACGGTAAGACCCGACTCGAACTCCTGCGTTGTCAGCAGCCCGTGGATCGCACTGAGCGCGAGGCACACCTTCACCGGGGTTCGGGTGACGACGTCCACGTAGGGCTGCTCCCAGCTGTCGACGACGGGTTTGTGGTCGTCCTCGATCAGGATGATGACCTCGTGGTCCCGCAACGCGGCCAGCACGGCGTTGCGGTTCGCCGGGATGCCCCGCTCGACGGGTTCGACGGTCCGGACTCCACGGTCTGCCAGGACGGTGAGGGTGTCGTCGTCGGAGTGGTCGACACCGACGACCAGGTCGTAGTCCGCGACGGTGTGCAGCCTCACGCGGCGGACGACTTCGAGGACACAGTCACGGCGGTTGCGGGTGATGATGCCGATGCCCAAGGTGGGCCTCACGCCTGCTCTCCCAGCGTTGTAAGCGCTTCCAGGAGACAGCACCGCTCCTCACTCCAGCCCTCGGACATGGCTTCGAGCAAGGCAATCGCCTGCGACTCGTCAATCTCGTGGGGGACTGTGTAGCCGGCGTGGAAGTAGTTCACGGCCGGGTCGATGTGGCCGTAGCAACGAACCTGCACGCACCGGACCTCATCGGGTGTCGTCACGGTGCGGCGCCGACCAACACTGACTGCAGCAGTTCCGTCTGCTCGCGGATCCGGGACGCGAACGAGTGCTGCCCGGCGTCCATCAGGTCAGAGACGACGGTGTCGATCCCGTCGAGGGCCTGCCGGGCGTGGATCCGCTCGACCAGCACCTGCCGTAGGTAGCAGGTCGCGTCCAGCAGTTCCTCGTACAGGTCCCGGGCGGCGTCGCGGCCGTTGCGGGCCTGCAACGCGGTGCCGTATCGGTGGACACCAACCTGTTCGCGGAGTTCCAGGTCGGCGCGGACGAGGGACTGGATCGTCGGTGTGCCGTTCGGCACGGGCAGCGGCTGGTTGACGTGGGTGGTCATGGTTCCTCCGGATGTTCGTAGGGCAGCGACCGCGCGCACGGCGTGCACACGAGGTGGGACAGGCCGGCGTCGGTGCGGTCCGGGACTGTCTTGCTGGTCTCGTGGCCACCGAATTCGCGGCCACACAGCGGGCACGGCAGCCAGAAGAACCCGTTCTCGACGGCGTAGGAGTGGTGAAACCGGCGCCACCGGTAGGGCAGGAGCCGCACCCACCGCGCGCTGGGTGGCCAGGCACGGCTGACCGACCAGGGTGGCTTCATCCGGATGCGGCGGTACCAGATCCGGTCCAGCACCGTCGGCCGTCTGGTTCGGATGGTCAGTCGGTGCCGCGTCACCACGGACCGTCCTCGTGGGTCACCGCGGCCGCGGGCACCGTCTCCAACTCCCACCGCTGCACCGGTGCCGGCCGATCCCGTGCCGCAACCGACCGGGCCACGGCTTCGGTGGTTGGCGTGATGCAGTACACCGAACCTGGGGAGTAGAACTGGGTCGCGGCCGCCGTGGTGTCATCGCCGGGGATGTCAAGCCGCAGGAAGCCCTTACCGGCGATCTCCTGCTCGGTGAGGCGGCCGGCCAGGCGGCGGTGGCCCATCAGTTCGACGATGGCCCAGGTCGCGAACGGTTCGGCCGTCTCGTCAGGCATCGGGCACCGCCGGGTCGGCCGGGTGCAGGCAGTCGGGTAGTTGGCACTCGGCGCTCGGCTCGGTGTGCACACTGCCCTCATGGCCTCGGTGGAGCATGAACGGCTGAACGAGGCCTTCCGACGCGAGAGACTCGAGCGGCACTGGGGCGTTGGCCCGCAACTGGACACCGACGTCGAGGATCGCGTGCACAGCGGCTGTGAGCAGGCCCGCCATGGTCCGGGGTGCACCGTCTTGGGGGTAGCCGCCCGTGTTGGTGGCTGCTCGGAGGTTCTCCAGTGCTTCGGCCTGGTGGTCGATGGGCGGGTGGTCGTCCGTCACAGGGTCGCTCCGAGCACGGCCACCACGTGGCGTTCGCACATCAGCCACAGGTCACGGTTCCACCGGGCGTCGACGAGCGCGTCATGCTCACCGACCGGGTCACCGGGTTTCGGGGGCCGGCCGACGTCTTCCCACCGCTGTTGCAGGTCGTGGGTGAACATCGGCACCCCACGCGGCAGGTCGATCATCCGGGGCCCGAGCAACTGGGCCAGCGCGACGTGGTCGTATGCGGCGTAGTAGGCCCACAGTTCCAGGTCTTCCCAGTTCGGTGGGGGCGCGAGGAAGTCCAACACCATCTGGCGGATCTCCGTGCGCGGCATCCACACCGGGGACGACCGGTCGGGGAGCAGGTCCAGCACGTTCTGCCGGACCCACGGGTTGGCGCGGTCGGGGTCGAACTCGGTGGACACGGCGTACGCCTCGCGGCCGTGGTCGTCGACCAGGCCGATGGAGACGAGGTCGATGGTGGTGCCGTCTTCGATGAATTCGGTGTCGTAGAAGATCCGTCGGGACACAGCAACTACCTCCATGATCGTTCTTACCGGCCGGTGGGGAAATGAGACTTTCCGCAGGTCACGGCGATGCCCGATTCGGGGGCTGCTCCCTGGTTGCGATGGTCGTCAGCGCGGTGAGGAGCTTGTCCACTCGGCCGCGTTCGTGGGTGTAGTCGGCGCGCTGCTCCCGCTGGCCGCCGGTGCCCCCGAAGTGCTCGGACAACGCGTCGAGCAGGGCGTGCGCTACTTCCAACTGGATCGTCAAGGTCGGGATGTCAGCGAGGCCAGGCTCGACGTCGACCAGTTCAAGGCCAGTGCCGGTGAGCGCGGTGACGTAGCGGCGCACCTGGTGCCCGCGGTACCCGAGGCACAAGCGGATGCCGTCCATCACGGGGTCCTCGTAGAGGACTCTGGCCCGCCAACCAGGCCGCCCGTCGGGGACGGTCATCGCGACCGACCAGTTTCCGCTGCGCTGGTGTGCACCTCGGACTCGTTGTCGTTGACCAGTGTGTAGGTCTTGCCGCCATCCGTGGACATCGCACGGCCGTCGCGCACCGACTGCCACAGCGGGGTTCCGCTGATCTCCGACCGGTCGACCCACTCCGCTGGGTCGTCGGTGAGCGGCGCCAGCGGTTCGAAGTTGAGCAGTTGGGTCAACCTGGGCAGGCAGATTGAGTGTGACCCGCCGGAGTGGCCGTACTCGGCGTACTTCGCGACGACGGACACCATCCAGTCGACGACGTCCTGGTCTTCGCCTATGAGCGCCAACTCGCGTTTGGCGTGGTCAACAAGGTTGCTCACGGTGCTCCGATCACTGGGGTGGTGGTTGTTCACCGAGTCGTGTGGCGTTCGCGGCGTCCGTCGCCTTCGCCGTGTTGATCAAATCCATCACTTCGAGCGTGAACTCGGACGGGTTCTCGGTGACGGTGGCGTCGACCTTCAACGGCGCCTTCAACCCGTGCAGGTCCGCCAGGCGGGCGAGGATCGACTCACCGCGGGCGATCGCCGCCAGCGTGACACCGTGGTCGATGATCGGGTCCCCGTAGACCGGTTTCCCCGCCCTCGGGTTCGGCTCCCCGTCCGGCAGCCGGCCAGGTTCCTCACCGACCACCTCGCGGACCACGCGCCCGTCGGACACCACCGGGTGCGGCGTGTCGATGACCTGCACGGTCCGCCGCCACAACGCCTCATACCGGTCATGCACCACCCGCTTGTACTCGGCGCGCAACGGGTCGACAGTCTCCCGGACCTCGCACTCCAGGCGCCGCGCAACGGTCGACTTCGACAGGCCAGTCAGGTCAGCGATCTGCCGGATCGTGTTCCCAGCCAAATACAACTGGTAGCAGACACGCTGCTCCTCAGCGAAGTGCGCGTTCGTGTACCGGGGTGTCCGCCACGGTTCAACGCCGCCGGGCATGTCCCGGGTCCTTCGTCCCACGCTGGGTGTGAGTGGTCAACGTGTTCCTCCTGGTGGTGGCCGGTGGTGGTCCGGGAGGGGAAGCGGTACGCGGCGGGTCTACGTGGCCGGCGGGTCAGCGGTGGGCGGGTCAATGGCGTCGGCCGCCGCGCGCAACAAGCCAGCCATGCGGGTGTGCGCGAGCCGCACGGTCGACTCGCCGGGTTCGCGGGCCATGTCGAGTGAGCCGATCTCGTATTCGCGGCTGTCACCGATCCGTACGCGGATCGGGAGCCGGCCGGGGTCGGCCATCACAGGCGGCCTCGTGCCTTCGCGGCGTGCAGCTCGGCCGTCGTGTGCGGGTGGTCCTTGCCCTCACCGCCTAGGAGCTTCGTGTGCTCCGCCGTGGACATCCCGGTGGCCTCTTGGTGCAGGTTCCCGCACAGGCCATGCAGCATCTCGGCTGGGACGTGCGGGCCCAGCACAGCGAGGCACCGGTAGTAGTCGTCGCCGGCGCCCCATCCGATCTCCCCGGCACCTGCCCCGTGCAGTGCCCACTTCTTGAGTTGGGGTGGCATGTCGCTGTGCGCCACAGTGCACCTCCCGCTCGCCTGGTGGGTGACGGAGCGTCACGTCACCGGACCATACGAGCGGGGTCCGCCACAGTCAGCGGGCATAGAGAAAGCGCCCGGACCTGTGGGAACTAGTCCGAGCGCTTCTCCTGGCGCGGTCAGGATCGCACGGTTGGGGGCTTGCCGCTCCCCACCATCACCACTGGCTCTAACCGGTCGTCAGTGTAGACGCTGTCACCGCCGTCGCACGGTCATCGGTCCTGGCCGGTTGGGACCGGGGGAAGGTCGGCGTTGCCGCTGCGGATGTCCATCAACAGGTCAAACACGGCGTTCATCTCCGTGCGGTCCATCCACCCGGCCCGTTCCAGCACCGCGCTGAACAGCGTGTCCGCCTCGGACGCCTCAGCGGCTGCCATCCAATTCCAGGCCATGTCGCGGGCATCATCAGGCAACAGCACGCCGTCTGTCTTGCCCTTGTGGAATTGGTCGCGGCGACCTATCAACACCATGCCCTGTTGCTTGGCGCTCGAACCGCCGGGCAACAGGAACATCGTGCTGTAACCGCCGAAGCTGTGGTCACGCTTGCCGCCGTCGCGCATCGTCGCCTGGATCATCGCGGTGATCAGGTGGGATTCGAAGTCCTTCCGCATCAGTTCGCTGATCATGTCGGCGTACGCGGCGCACGTGATCAGGTCCTCTGCGGTCCGCCGCACGTCAGCGACCAGAACGTACTTCTCGTGTCCGTTCCACCGCATCAGGCAATGCGGGTCCTTGCCGTTGAGGCTGCGGGTCGACTCCATCCACAGGTCGATACCCGGCACGTCAACCATGGGTCACTGCTCTCTCCTCGTCGCTTCGTCCCAAGTGTGTGCGCAGACACGGCATTCCCTGCCAACCAGGCTGGTCGTGCTACCGACCCGGATGTGGTGCGGGACCAGGCCAGGTTCCCGGCAGCGCGGGCAGGCACCATTCAACGTGAACTCCCGCAGCACGACATCACCGGCGGCCTGTTGCATCTCGTCGCGCGCAGCCGCGATGTTCGCCGTCCGCTCCCTGACGATCCTGGCCAACCGGTCGACCGGTGCCTCAGGTGGTTCACGGCGGCGCATGAGTCGGATGCTACGAGCACACGACTGTGGCCCGCCAGCACCCAGCCGGCGGGCCACAGTAGGAGGAGAGGTCAGCGTTGCTGGCCGACGGCCGTTGCCACAGCAGATGCGATGATCATCCGGTTGTGGCTGCCCATCGAAGTCAGCTTGTATCGGTTCTCGCCGAGCGCGATGGCCAGGTCGAGCACGGCCAGTTCGGTGGTGGACGACCTGTCGAACGTGCCGGCGTCGTACGCCTCGCGGGCCTTGGACCACATGATGTACGGGCCGTCCTCGGTCTGCACCACGGCGGCGCGGGTGAAGTGGCCTTTGCGCAGCCAGTTGTCGTGTTCGATGAGCAGGTTCACGGCAGCCCGGATGTGGTCGTCGTGGTTCGCGACCCACTTCCGCAGGCCCTCGGTCAGCCGGTCCAGTTCGGTAAGTGCCATCGGTCAGTCCTCCTGGTGGCCGAGGTAGTTCAGGTGGCTGGCCGCCCCCTGCAACGTGGCGTGCAGTCCGGCGGCGAAGCGCAATGCCTCCGTGACTGCGGCGGCGGCGTCCTCGGCGCGCGTGACGGCCGTGTCGTGGTCGTCCCGGGCGGTGTAGTCGTACAACTTCGGGTCCGAGGTGATGGCCTGGCAGCGTTGGGCGAGCTGCCGCAGGGTCTGATCCATCAGCGCGGCGACCGACGAGAGGGAGCTGACGACGCTCTCGACGGAGTTCGCCCAGGGCAGCGCGTTGCTGGCACCTTGGCCGGTGGCGTAGTTGAGGTAGCGGATCAGTTCGTAGAGGGTCGAGCCGGCGGCGCGGGTGCGGTCGTCGCTGTAGGGGCCGTGCAGCGGCCAGTACTGGCCGACGACAGTCTCGGCGTCGGGGATCTCGGTGGTGCTCACGTGGTTCCTTCCTGGTTGGCGGTTGAGGGTGCGGGTTCCTGGTGTAGCGCTCTTTGGCGCTCGATCGCGTTGCGGTACCAGTCGAACGCGCCCTGCTTGCTCATGCCCAGAGCGGCGCCGATCTCGGTCCAGGTGGCGCCCTGCTCACGAGCGCGTTCCATGTCGATCCAGCGGCGGCCGATAAGCAGTTCAGCGAGGCGGTGCGCGACGGCCAGGCTTTCCAACGCGGTGACGGGGGGGAGGTCGGCCAGGGCCTTCTCGGCGAGGATGGCGGGGATGTCGAGGGCCTCGGGTGGGGTGTCCATGGGTGGCCTTTCGGGTCGTGCCGGCGCGGCCGTGGGGAGGCCGCGCCGGTCCGGGTTGGTCAGTCCGTCTCGGTGACCCACTGGCCGTCACGGTGGTACCGCGGGAAGGTGTCACGTAGGTGGTCATCTGGGGTGCCCGGCAGGACGACGCCCGATGAGATCGCCTTGCGGTCGGGGTGGGCGTCGTTGTATTCGGTGATCGCGCCGTACACGTTGCCGGTCGGCAGGTCCACGACTTCGTCCTTGATCAGGGCGCCTTCGAGGGGCTGGTCGTATTCGGTGGAGCTGATGAAGAACTTCATGGTCTCTCCCTACGATGTGGTCAAGCTTTCTTGACGTTGAGTGTGCCCGCTAGCGGGTGGCTCCGTCAAGCCCACTTGACCACATCACTCGTTCGGCTGCACCCGCACCAGCACGACACTGCCCAGACCAGGACTGTGCCGCTCCATCGCATCGAGCACACCCGGCCCGTTGGTCACCGTCACGGACACCGGGGGAGACGGGACCACGACCTGCGACTGACAGCCGGCTGGGCCTCGAGCCAGGAGCAAGGGGATCGCGAGTGCGGCCAGCGCCGCGTGTTTGGTGGTCAGCATGGTGGTGCTCCTGTTCTGATCATGTGGTGACGGATGGTGTTACAACCCGGCCGCGGCCTTCTCCAACCGGGCAGCCAACGTCGCGGTCAACGCAGAATCCCGCTGCAGACCGCTGGACCGCTCCCAATAGCCCTGAGTGGTCGTCGCGTGCGCGTGGTCAGCCCACTTCTGCACCTCCTGCAACGGCTCACCAGCGTTGAGGAGGTCGGTGATCGCCGAGGCGCGTAGGACGTGCGGGGTGACGGAATTCGGGTGCGGCAGACCAGCGTGCCGGGCGAGACGCCGGGTGATGTCGATGATCTGGTGCCGGCCACGTGGCCCACCGGTTTTCGGGTCGAGCAGGACCGTCCCAGTGGTGCGGCCGGCGAGGACCTGGTCCAGGTGCTGCTGCAGGTCGGGCGTCAGCCGGCGCTGCCGCCACTGGCCGCGTTTCCGTTCGAAGTTCAGCACCGGGGGAGCCGTGGTGCGGTCCACGTTCTCCGTGAGGAGTTTCACGACCTCCGACTCACGCAACGCCAACTCGTACAACAGGGCGAACACCAGGCGTTCCTCCGGGGTGGCCGCCGCGGTGTGCATCTTCGCGGTGTCCCCCGGTTCCAACACCCTCGTCGCCCCGGCTGGCCGGCCGGTGGTGGACGTCCCGACCGCTGGGGCGTGATGCCGGTAGGACACCGGGTTCGCACGCGACCACCCGCGAGGTGCGGCGTCCCCGAACAGACTCGACACCGCAGTCAGGACGCGCCGCTGGCTGCGGGCCGCCATCCCCCGTGACCGGGCGTACACCGTCCACACGGTGACCGAGTCGAAGTCCAGGATCTCCAGGAACGGCACCGGCGCCACCCCGAAATGCTCGGCGGCCCACCGGGCGAACGCGGTGATGTCCTCGGTGTACCGGCGTTTCGTGTCAACCGAGGACCGGGCGGCACCGGACAGCCAGTGCAGGACCGCGCTGAACGTGGCGTCGTCGACAACCTGCCGCAGGCTGTCGAGCCGGTCGGCGCCGATCTCCGTGAGGAGCTGGTCCCGCACCGCGTCGTGCACCGACGTGGGCGCACGACGCTCTGGTAGGACAGCGTGGACGGGGACGAGGTCAGCCACGGGCCACCTCGTCGGAGGGCCCGCTGTCGCCGCTGATCCGCTCATACACGAACAGCGCGTCGTGCAGGCCGAACCACTGGGGGATGCTGCGGGATTCGACCTCCTTGAACTTCGCCGCCGGCCACGCGCACGTGCACGGCTCGCTGTAGTGCGGGCAGTACGGGGTATCACCGAGCAGGGCATGCATCCGGTCGTCACCCGTGCAGCCGCCGGGAGGTTCCCCGATGTAGATCACCGTGTCGCCGTCGTAGAGGTCGACGGCATCACCAGTCCACGGCTCGGAGTAGGACGGCCAGCACAACAACAGAGTGCGGTCCGGGTGGCCGATCACGGAGGACTGGTCACCGACGAGAACCTCGGACCACTGGTGGCCGGCGAAATCGTTCCCCTTGCCGGCCGGGTGCGGGTCGTAGGCGACCACGTCGACACCGAGCTGGCGCAGCAGCATCGCCCAGTACCCGCCGCCAGCGCCGATCTCGACCACGCCGCGCGGCGAGTGGCCTTGGATGGCGAGCAGCGCGGCGGGTGTGGGGACGGCCCACGAGAACTGTTTCTTGATGTAGTGGTGGCCGCGGTCCTCCATCGGCCGGTGCTCCTTGAGGCATTCGATGCACGTCTCCCCGGGCTGCGGGGCGCCGTAGAGCGACGTGAGGGAACTGCCGTGGGTGCGTTGGTGTTCCAGCGCTGCGCGGTAGATGTTGAGGTACTCGATGTCGTTGAGCACGTGGTGGTCCTTCGTGGTGCCGGTGGATGGGACTCATCGGGCCGGTCTCGTTCCCGGCGACGCCTCACGGCGTTTCGTCCAGCGTGGTCAGGCATTCCATGCGTCGTCGCCGAGGTTTTCGCAGTCCTGTTGGAGAGAGTCCGCCTCGGCGTAGGTGAGGCCGGTGCAGTCAGGCACGGCCGCGTTGTCGCGCTCCGTGTCGAGGACGAACCAGCCGTTGGGGTTGGCCGGTGCGTCCTCGTCGCCTTCGAGATCGATCAGAAAGCGGGGCATCCGATCCTCCCGATCAGTACTCGTAGTCCTCGTAGCCAGCGGGCATGCCGGTCGCGTTGCCGTTCTCGTCCTGCGGCGGCGCGGGCGGCTGCGGGTCGAGCGGTTCCAGGGTTCCGGGGGTGAACCACTCGCCGTACGCCCACATCCGGGGGTCGAGTTTGGCCATGTGCATCTCCGTTCTGTCGTGATCAACTGGTGGTAACGGTTCCCGTTCCCGGCGATCAGTCCTTCTCGATGTCGGGGCGGCGGACAGCGGCCACGGCGAGCTGCACAGCGCGGCTAGGTCGGCGGGCGGCGACGGTGCGGTGGGCCGTGGGGGAGGCCAGGCTGTAGCGGACGGGCGTGGCCGGTGCGGGCTCGGCGGCCGGCTGGTCGGTGACGATGGTGACCTGGTCGGCGTCGGCGTACACCACCACGTCGTCGGGTTCGCCGTCCGGGTGGACGAGGAGCCAGTCGCCGGCGTCGATGGCCTGGGCGTCGGACGGGCTGACCGTGCCGGTGCCGGGGCCGCCGCCGAGGGTGCCGGTGACGCGCTGGCCGGGCCGCGGCCGGCGGGCATCGAGTTCGTGGGTCTCACGGCGGGCCGCGGACAGGGTCCCGAAGAAATCGGGGCGCGTCTGCTCCGTCTTGAGGTTGGTGATGACCCAGGGTGAGCCGGGCATCTCCATGCGGACGTAGGCCCAGCGGCCGTCGCGGCTGACGGCTTCCCAGATCTGGCGCTTGCCGGCGCGGTAGGTCGGCGCGCGGCGGGTGCGGGTGGGGTCGAGCGGTGTCATGGGGCGCGTGTCGCGCATGTGGTGCTCCGTGGGGCCGTTCTGTTGTGGTGACCCCAACTTACCACATAATCTTCATTGTGTGGCAGCCAGCGGCGGCGATCTGACCGATATTTGTCCACCGATCGAGGATCACCGCCTACTGGTGCTGGTCGATCAGTTCGATGCGGTCATAGATCGCACGCAACTGCTCTTCGGTGAACGGGATCTTGGCGGCCGGGATCTCCGGCGGCACGATGTCGTCAGTCACCTGGCGGCCTTCACTGTGACGTTCAACAACTGGATCTTCGCCCACATCGCCACAGGCCTTTCCCGCGTCGACGCCTCATACCGGCCCTCGATCCATCCCCGCGACAGCACGATCTGACAGTCCGAAGGCGCGGGCACTGGGACCATGTGCAGGTCCTCGTCCACGTGTCGGCGGATCAACGCCGGACACACCGCTGTGGCGAACTCGGCGCAGTCCGGGCACAACCACGGCTCCGTCACCACCGGCACGTGCCGGCCGGCGACCTCGACGGTTTCGACCGACACCGAACTGACCACCAACTGCCGGTCCGGCCAGTCCACGACCCGCTTGCACACCTGGCAGAAGCCCAGGAGTACGCACTCCCGCTGCCGTTGGATGCACTGGTGCCGGAAGTCCGGCGCCTCGTCAAGGTGGTCGGCCCTGTACGCCGCGATCTCGCCGAGATTCCGGTCGAAACGGATGTGCCAGTCGGCCTCCCGCTCGCCGACGCCGATGAGGTTGACGTAGGGCACCGGCAGGCCACGCCAGGTAGCGAGGTGCGCCATGTGCGCGGGCGGCTTCACCCCTGGGTCTCGCCGTCCGAGGTGGCGACCAGGCCGGCCGCGATCAGTCGGTCCAGTGCGTCCTCGATGGCCTGCCACGGGCTGGGCACCGCGCTGATCGGGTCGTGGCCGAGCAGGTGCGGTTCGCCGTGGGCGATGGCCGCCAGCGCCTCCCGGTCCACTGCCGGTGCAGGCGCGGGCAGTGCGAGAATCGCCTGCGCAATCCTCTCAGCCTCGGCCCTGTAGCTGGGCTGACCGTCGTAGTCGAGCAGCCCTGGGTCGCGGCGGTGCAGGACCATCAGGTAGTCCATCCGCTGGCGCAATCCGTTCGCGATCGCCTCTGGAAGCACCGTCGGCGCACGTTCGGCCGCCTGCTCAAGCAGGTCATCGGTGCGGGACTGCTCGGTCATCACCATTTCCCTTCAGCGGGTTGAGTGCCGCAGCCGGGACCGGCAGCTGCAAGTCGACAGTGTGGCCGTCGCCGAACTCGACCGAGCAGTTGACGAGGCCGACCCAATCCCCCACCGACGTCAACCACCACTCGATCAGTTCACCGGGCACGTCGGGACGGATCTTGAGGCCGGTCGATCGGACCCCGATCGGCGTGCTGGTCCCCCAGCGTTGGCGGGTTGGTGGGAACAGGAGCCGCAGGTCGACCAGCACCGGTTGCGGCGGGTGCACTGGCCGCCGTGACCTAAACCGGTCATCCTCGAACACCCGTTCGATCGTAGGTGACGAGGGGCAGGATGAGCAGCATGTTCACCTGCCCCGCCTGCGACAAGACCAGCAGCCACCCGAAAGACGCCGAGGCAGGCTACTGCGGTGCCTGCCACTGGTGGACCGGTGACCCGGTCCTCGCGTCCCAACGCCCAGAACTGTTTCACCGATCGAGGACGCCCAGCGCCGGTTCTCGCGGCTGCCAGCCAATCGTCTCCTGTGCCGGGTCACCGTCCCGGCGGCACCGGTTCGACTTGACCTCTTTGACCCACCCGTCTGGTTCCGTATCCGGTCGGCCGTCCCACGCCAACGCCGCCAACACAGCGACCATCCGCGCAGTCGGCCCCGTGTAGCACCAGCCACGGTCGTATTGCACCGGGTAGGCCAGGTCCGTCTCGACCAGGCGGTGGTTGCCGCCCATCATCATGAGCACGTCGACGTGACACCACTCAGTCGTTTTGATCCGCCAACCGCCCTCGATGGGCGTGACGTCGGCGAGCAGGTCAACGACGCTCATCCTGCGACCCCCCCCCCGCTGTTTCGGGACTGCATGTGCTGCTTGAGGTCGTCCACGATCCCCCGCCCATCCGGGAGCCGCAGCCGCATCGCCAGGACCGGGCAGATCGTGGCGCTCGTCGCGCGCGGACCATACAACGCGGCCGTCAACAGCAGTTTCGTCGGAAGCACAGCCTTGCCGCCGCCAGCCCTCACTTCGCCTCCCGTTCTGTGTGGTGGTAGTCCTCAGTATCAAGGGCCGGGCGGCGGGACCGGTTCGTAGCCTCCCCGGCATGTTGCGGCTCCCGATGCGTGTTCTGGACGCGATGCTCGACCACTGCCGGCGGGACCACCCGGTCGAGGCCTGCGGTGTCCTGGCCGGCCGCCGTGGCGGGGACCCGGACGAAGTGATCCGCATGGTCAACACCGCCGCCTCGCCGACCCGGTACGGGTTCGATCCGCGTGAACAACTCGCCGTGTGGCAGCAGTTGGCCGATGCCGGCCGCGCACCGCTGGTCATCTACCACTCCCACACCGCCAGCCCCGCCAATCTCTCGCCCGTCGACATCGCGTACGCCGTTGAACCAGGTGCCGCGTACCTGGTGGTGTCCACCCAGCACGGCACGCCAGTGACCCGGGCGTGGGAGATCCGGGACGGCGTGCCGGTCGAGGTACCGATCGAGGTCCGTGCCTGACCAGAGGACAGGTGACTCGTCATCCGACGTTCGGTCACTTCGCCTCCTTGGGGTCCGGGTGGGGCTACCAGAGATCGGACGCCGCGATCGCACGGACGGTGGCGTCGTAGGCGGACTGCCAGCCCTGCACTCCGGCCGAATCGGGCTGCTCGGTGATTGGCCGGCGGATGTCGTAGGGATGTAGGCGGCTTTCCGCGTCCAAGTGTGCGGCGAGGTAGCCGAGCATCGGCCAGAGGCCGTGTGCTCCTTGGTCTTCCATTTCGCTGGGCGTGGGTGGTTGGCCGTGCCGGTGGGACAGTTCCTCGCGTAGCCAGGTGGTGACCCTGCCGTGGCGGTCGTTGTTGATGCCGGCGTAGGGCTCTCGCTGAGTGAGAGCTTGGTCGAGGAGTGATCGGATCAGGATCGCCCGGTCGGTGTCGGGGTCGGCGGCTTGGTGGTAGGCGTTGAGGCGTGCCATGAGGTCGTGGCCGATGCGGGTGTGCAGGTCGCCGCCGATCGTGGGGCGGCCGCGTCGTGGTGTCTCCGTCATGAGATAGACGGTACCGGCTATTGCCATGCTCCACAATAAGCGGTACCGTTAATCCATCGTCACCGAGGAGGACACCATGGCCCGCCACTACGGCCCCACCAAGAGTCAGTTCGTCGACTTCGACGCCCAGACCGAGCAGGTCTACGGCGTGTGGTGCGCCCTGTGGGAGCAGCGCAAAGCCGACGCCACCCACACAGGACGCCCCGCCAACCGGATGGACATGAACGCCATCAACCGCGTCATCGCCGAGAACACCGACCTGGGCCAACTGCTGCGCTGGGCCATCGACGACGCCGAGGCAATGCCCGTCGACTTCGCGGTCAGCGCCGACGCGACCGCCGCCCTGTGGACCGCGCAGCAGCGCCTGCACGCCGAGTGGACCAATCTCCACCCGCCGATGCGTCTGGCGGTCGAACAGGAGACCTCGTGTCGCCACGGCGTGCCGTTCGCCGACGACTGCGGGGATTGCGACGCCGATTTCTGAGCCACCTCGCGGGTCCGGGTGGGTGGTGTGGCAGTGGGTGGTCACGGCTGGGCCTCACGCTCGACCTGGTCGGCGAGTTCGAGCAGGGATCGGCGGTCGGTCGGGTAGTCGCCACTGGCCACGAACGGCCGCAGGGTCACGGCGACGGACCGGGCCGCGTCAGGCAGGTAGTCCCCGATGATCTGCGTGAGCAACTGGCCGTCGTCGGGCCGTAGGCCGTCCCCGAAGGCGATGTCCTCGGCGACAGCCCACGCGAGGTCTCCTGCGAGGCTCACGCCTGCCCCCCGGTCCCAGTGGAGTCGGCGCCGGGGGTGTCGACGTGCAGCCCGAGGCGTTCGTTCCACTCGCGCACCTCACGCCAACCCTCGGGCGTCAACTTCGGCATGTCGCACGGGCAGTAGGCGGCTGTGACGTCGCAGCGACCGCAGGTGAGGTGATGCAGCGGATGCTCATCGTCCGAGTTGCCTCGCGCGCCCGTCACGTCGGCGTGGTACTGCTCCCACTCCTCGGCGGGTAGGTCGGCCAGTGGTGCGGCATCCACCTGAGACCGTGCGATGCCGGTGTAGACGACCAGCCGGAGCGTCTGGCAGGTCTCACAGTGCGGGTCGAGCACATGGCTAGAGCCGCCGTGCTCCTCGTCGGTGCAGGCCGCGAGCAGGTCGATGTTGTCTTCCCATGTCTCCAGCGTCCTTGCGGTCCGTTCGACCTCGGTCCGCGCCTCGTCCCGCTGCCATGCGGCTTCGGCGTGCAGCCACCGCAGGTCGGCCACGTCTTCGCAGCACTGGTGGACCACTGAGGTGAATCTCTGCCCCGCTTCGGTCCACGCCTCGTCCCGTTCCCGCCGTGCCTCGGTGAGGTCGGCGCGGATCTGGTCCCGCTCGGCCCGCAGGTGGTCGTGCGCCTGTTCGAAGCACGTCATGGCGTTCTTCGCCGCCTGGTCGCGCTGCGCCTCGATCGGTGCGACGACCTCGGCGTATAGCGACTCCGCATGGGCGGCGAGCTTCTTCGGCTTTCCCTGGTAGGCGCTGGGGGTGGATTGGAACTTGTCGGCCAGCCACGTGGCGATCTGCTCGCGCAGGGTCCCGCTGTCCGCCCGGTCGGCTGCTGCTTCGCTGTGCGCGGCGGTCCGGTCGAAGCCGTCGGCTTGCTCCAAGCCTGCTCCAACTTGCTCCAAGGCTTGGAGTTCGCTGTCCGGCTGGACACCACACGCCTCACCTACGCAGCCGCACGGCCGGACAGCGGGGACGTCGATCGCCCACGACGGGATGGCCAGTTGCAGCGCGATGTCGTCGGTCACGATCCGGGCGGCGGACTCGTAGATGTTCGCCTGACTGAGCAGGACGGCCCGCTCCGCGTCGGGCGCGCCCTTGGCGTACTCCCGGCGCCCGGCGGCGGCGAGACGCAGGCGTTCGGCGGGATCGGTTGGCAGGTCAGGCATGGTCGCCTCCTCCAACGCCCGCCCGATCACGTCGGCCGGCTGGTCTGTGCTCACTTCTGCTCCCGTGGGGTCGGTGGGTGCCGGGGGTGGGGTGGTCATGCCGCACCAACCATTCGGCGCAGGCGCGCCAGCTCACCGTCGGACAACGTCCTCGTCTTGTGTTCGCCGATCAGGTCGCCACAGTCCAGGCACAACGCCGTCGAGTCCGGCTCCTGGGTGGTGATCTGCGTCCGCGCCGGACCCGTGAGACCACGCAGGGATCTCCCGTAGCAGCTCCGGCAGCTGTCGTGCGCACCGTGCTTGACGAACCCGTGCGTCCGCCACCGGTCGAAGTTTCGGGTCCGCTGCCGCACCATCAGCTGACCGCACGTGTCGCACGGCGGGAGCACCACCTCGCATTCGGCACGCAACGACGGCCTGCGACGGCCTGCCGCCATACCCGCACGTCCGCACCGCAGGCTGCAATACCGGCGTGTCGACCACACCGCCAGCCCGGGGCGAAGCCGGCCAATGTCGTTCACTGTGAAGGTTCTGCCGCAGGTGGCGCAGTCGTGGGGCGGATATGTTGACCGGAGTGCCGGGATGGGGGTCCCGTTGCGTCGTCCCTGCTTGCCTGCGCGGTCACAGAGGCGGCAACGGCGCTGGTCCTTGCCGGGCCCACGGTGGATGATCCGGATGTGCGCCGGTTCCGTAATGTCGTGGCCTCGTGGACAGTGGCCATCACGCCACCAACTGCTACTCACCGCCGGCCCCAGTGGGCGACTGAGGGGCGAGAGCGCGTAGGCCGGCATCGAACGCGTAGGCGTGGTGGTCGGTCCAGAACGCCCGCCAGTTGGGGTTCTTCTGCCGGTACTCGTCGTCACCGGGCCAGGACACGACCACGGTGGCCTTGGTGATCAGGTCGTTGACAGCGTCGGCGTCCTGCTCGCTGATGCCTTCCGCGCCGAGGTCGTACTGCTCGCCCGCCAGTTCGGTGATCGTCAGGTACTCGACCTTGCGGGCGTGGTCGATGATCAGGGTGGCGGCGTAGTCGCGGATCTGGTCGGGCGTCACTTCGGCTCCTTGGGCTCGGGCGGGTGGGCGCGCAACTCGGCGGCCCGCTTGGATAGCCTGCGGGCCACGGCGGACAACTCCTGGTACGACGCGATGGACGACTCGTACTGCCACTTCGGGGCGCCGTTCCGCAGTCGGTCGGAGCGCAGTCGTTCCTGTCTGGCTTCCTTGCGGTACGGCTCGGCCAGCCGGTCCAGTTCGGCAGCCACGATGAGCGGCACAGCGGCGGCCAGGGCGACTCTCGCCGATTCCGTCGCGGGCGCTGCTGCCCAGTCCGACTCCCGGTCGGCCTCCGTGATCGCGACAGCGCCGAGCACGACCGCCTCGTCGGGGATCTCGATGCCGCTCATCGCTCCACCTCGCGCTCTTCGGCCGTGGCTCCCTGGTCCGTCTCGCCGGCAGCGCGGACTCGGTAGAACAGGCTGGCCAGCGTGCCGACCACGCTGGCGTCCCAATCAGCCAGCCAGTCGAGCAGTCGGTTGTCGTACGCGCCGAGCTGGACCGGTCCAATCGCCTCGACCAGGGCTGTCCGGAAGTCCTGGCGGTCAGTCCGGGTCGCGTACTGGTCGAATGGCGGCCGGACACCCTTGGGTGCGCTGTCCAGCGGGCCGAGGTTGGCGGTCATCGGGTCACCTCGCTGGCGTCCTGCCACTCGATCCCCTCAGGACCGTCGTCGAACTCGTCGAGGCTCGTGTCGTGATCCAGGTCGCACTCCGGGTCGTCGCAATCGATGCCGAGCGGGCAAACATCAGACACGGTCAGTCCTCCTCGTCCAGTTCGTCCACCCAGGCGGTCACTGCCTCGCGGACGTTCATCCGGGTGCCGAAGTCGTTCAGGTCGATGTCTCGGCCGAGTGGGATCAGCTGGCACAGGTCCACCGTGACGTCCTTCCCGGGCTTGAGCGGGTCCCGGAACGTCAGCTCCACCGTGATCGGAGCGGACAGGGACAGGTGCTCGGGCGGGACGTCCTGGATGCCCCCGGCGCCGTCGAACTCCACCGGCACGCCGACCGGGACGGCCATGATGGCCCGGATGGTGGCGGCCTTGGCGACGGTGCCGGCCTGCTTGGTGGCCGGGCAGTAGACGCGCTGACCCGGAGTGAAACCGTGCCAGTTGGTGGTCATCAGTCCTCCTCGGGCGTGGCGGGACGGCGGCACATGATCTGGTCGGAGGTCTCCTGCAACGACGGCTTCCCGCCGGACAGGTCGAAGATCGTCAGGTACTCGTCGGGGTCCACACCGGTCACGGTCTCCCACGTGCCATCGGCCATGCGGACCTCGTCGCCCTCCTCGACGGACGAGACGGGGCGGTACTCCTCGGGCAGGGCGGTCATGTCAGTCCTCCTCGGGCTGCGGCTCGCTCCGCCAACAGGTCATATGCGGCCTTGTAATCCCTCGTGTTCGGCGCGGCCTGGACAGCCAACTCGGTTACCCGGTACTGGATGGCGAACCAGTCGTTTTCGCCGATCTCCGGGTAGTCCTCCCACGATGGTTCGGCGCCGTCGTTGGCGAGGACCCGGTGCGCCACGATGTCGATGGCGATGCTCGGGTCGGTGGTGCTGTGACGGCCTGTCGGTGCCGCGTTGATCTGCGGTGTCTGCCTGGCGAGCAGGCCAGCGGCGGCAAGGGCGCGGGCGTTCCTCAGGTAGACGCCCCTCATGTCGGCCAGGGCGCCGGGTTCCAGTCGGGGATCGGCGTCCCTGGCTGCTTCCTCTGCTGTTGGCCACGACCGCTTCGGGTGCCGGGGATTGAAGGCCAGGTACAACACTTTCGCGGCCTGCTCG